GTGTCAGGGAATATCGGGAACGGTGCTGGCGATGGCTTGGGTGGTCTGCTTTTTCTCCACACTCCCGGCGATGCTACTGGTTGGCCTCGTCTTTCGGGAACAACCTACGGCGGCGACGATAGTGGCCCTATCGGTGTTTTTTCAACAATCGGCGGGGAGAGGAGGGCTGTAATAGTAGTGGATAGAATCCAATTCCTTTTCTCAAGTGGCAATGTTGCTACAGGCCGAATGACAGTGTGGGGAGTGGCTCATGCCTAGATTTCATACAACACAAAATGGGGATGTTCCATTCACGCCAGAAGAAGAAACAGCGAGAGATGCTGAAGAAGCTACATGGGAAGAAGAGGGGCCAGCACGGGCGTTAGTTGGACTCCGTGCAAAGCGTAACACCCTGCTAACCGAAACCGATTGGACACAGTACAACGACTCGCCGCTAACAGATGAGGTCAAGGCTGAGTGGGCCGTCTATCGCGTGTCGCTTCGTGATCTCCCTGAAAACACCGACGATCCCGCTGATCCGACTTGGCCGCCGCCGCCGGGGTGATGACTGATGCCAGCTGACATTAACGATTTATCGCGTATTCTAGGACGGCTTGAAGCTGATGCCAGTGCCGCTAAGAATCAACGCACTGAGATCTTTAAGCAATTAGAAGAGGTGAAATCGAAACTGTCTTGCCTTCCTCAGTTGGCGAAAACAGTCGAGTCACATTCAATAGTAATTGATGATTTTAAGCGACTCAAAAATAAGGCCGCCGGAATCATGCTGGTTCTAACAATCATCGGCGGGGCTATAGGATCAGCCGGGATGTGGATGGCAAAGAATTTCATATCGAAATGATAATTAATTATTATTATTGGAGAGCCGACGATGCCTAAACGCACCCTAATCGATATGGTCCAGAATATCATGTCCTCAATGGATAGTGATACGGTGAACTCTATCACTGATACTACTGAGTCTAGCGCAATCGCGGATATCGTTGAGACTACTTATTATGATCTAATTACTAATCGTGTTATTCCCGAGCACAAAGAGATTTTCGAGTTAGACGCTTTAGGCGATGCTACTCGCCCAGCGATGATGGAAGTACCGAGTACGGTAGAAACAATTGAGTGGATCAAGTATGACAGGCGACAGAGTAGCACTGATACTCGCCTGCGTTTCGAAACGCTCCTCTATAAGACTCCTGATGCTATGTTGGATCTACTTAACAGTAGGGATTCTACCGATACCACTACGGTAGTCAACATGCCATCCAAGAATACAACGAGCGTTGACCTTCTAGTGAAGAACAACGTCAACCCCACCTACTGGACCATGTTTGATGACAGATATATTGTGTTCGACTCTTATGATAGTGCTATAGACTCTACGCTGCAACAGAGTAAGACACAATGTTACGGCTTGAAGGAACCAAGCTGGACCAAGTCTGATACTTTCGTACCAGATCTTGACCTTGACTTGTTTCCTCTTCTTCTATCTGCTAGTAAGTCTGTCTCTTTCGCTACTCTTAAGTCTGCAAATAATCCTGCTGTTAATGCTGCTGCCCGTGCTCACGTTATCCGGACACAAGGGGCTAAGTATAAGAGTACGACTGCAGATGACATTGAGCGACTAACACCCTCCTTCGGTAGGCGGTCCACCTTTGGGGAAACGCGAAGCAATAGAAGTAGAAGGTCCCAATAATGTCGTATATTTTAGCAAACGGAAAAGAGATCACCATTGGCCGTGAGAGCCATACTGGTCTGCTTCAGTTCTTACTCCCTGAAGATGGTGGGCAACTGCCATCACTCTTATCAGGTAAGTTTACGGCTCAGAAGTTTGTAGATGAGGCGTGGAGCCAGTATCTCAGTAAGACGCCTAATCTGAGAACTGCTCACCCACTATCTGAAACTAGGGTAGAGAAAGAAGATAACTCTGCTTTCACTGAGACACTTCCTACTGAGCCTGTAAAGGCTAAGAAAGAACGCCCACCCCTCAGATATAAGAAGCCCAAGGTAAAGAAAGAGGTTAAATCAAAGGACGCTTAAATGGTTGGTGAGATCGACTCAACGAAGGTATTCAACACATTTGTTGCAGGACTCATCACCGAAGCGGGTCCGCTTACCTTCCCTGAGAACGCGAGTAAAGACGAACTCAACTGTGTCCTGAGTAGAAAGGGCAACAGGCGTAGGCGCTTGGGTGTTGACTATGAAAATAGTGGAGCGCTCTCTGCTGTTACTCTAACTGATGCTGCAGCAGCTGCACAAGGGCTCTTCACCGATGTTTGGACTTCTGTAGCGGGCAGTGGTACGAGGAACTTCCTTGTTCTTCAGATTGATACTACGCTGCACTTTTATGATCTCTCCGTTTCCCCGCTGAGTTCTGGTAAAAAAGGATTTACACAATCTATTAGCGGGTTTGCTGCTAGTGGTGCTACTGATGTAGGGCTTGAACCAATTACGATGGTGTCAGGCAGGGGGCTGCTCTTCTGTGCATCTAGTAAGCTAGAGCCGTTCTCGATTGAGTACTCTCCTAGTGGTGACTCCATCACTGCCACGCAGATTAGCTTAGAAATTAGAGATTTCGATGGATTAACTGAGAGTCCTGTTATCACCAATGATAACGAGCCCGCTACTCTCTCGACTACCCACGATTATAATCTGCAGAATCAAGGTTGGAACTCTCCCGGCGCTGGTGAAGCAGATCCTACAGCTACTTACTTTTCGAGTAAAGCTGTCTATCCCCCTAACTCTAAACAATGGTGGGCAGGGAAAGATTCTTCTGAAGTATTCGATCCAAATTTATTGACTAAGTTTGATACAGGTAATACTCTGGCTCCTCGTGGTCATTATCTACTCAATCCTTTTTACAAAGATAGAACAACTGCATCAGGGGTTTCTGGCATTACAGTTGAATCTGAAACTAAGAGACCAGAAGTACTGGCCTTCTTTGCTGGTCGTGTCTGGTATATGGGTGTAGATTCCTCAAAGATCAACGGACATATCTTCTTTAGTCAAGTTCTATTAACTGCAAACCACGCAGGACGGTGTTATCAAGAAGCAGATCCAACATCCGAGGATGTGGCTGAGCTAATAGATTCAGATGGTGGTGTTGTGGTTATCCCTGAAATTGGAAGGGTTAGAGGAGCTATCGTCAAAGATCGCTTCTTAATTATATTTGCTAGTAACGGTGTCTGGTCTATTTCAGGTGGCGGTACGGATGGATTCAAAGCTACTGACTTCCAAGTACAGGAAGTAACTTCTACTGGTGTTACTGGTAAGGAGAGCATTGTTGTTACTGAAGCGTTTCCGATGTGGTGGTCAGAGCAAGGCATCTATACTCTTCTTGTAGATCAAGTCAGCGGACAACTCAGTGCTCAATCAATGACGCAGAATACTATCGAGACATTTTACCAAGATGATATTCCTGCTATGTCTAAGATTTATGCAAGGGGGCAATTTGATGATGCATCTAAGAAGATTTACTGGCTCTATAGTACGGTAGCCCCTGCCAATGATGCAGATAGATGGCGATTCAATGCTATTCTTGTCTTTGATACTTCAATAGGTGCATTCACTCCTTGGCAGATTAGTAACTTAACTAATAATAGTCCCTATCTATTTAGTGTCTTTAACCTACAAGCTATTCAAACTACGGATCGTACAGAAAACGTTATAGATAGTAGTGCTAATACCATCGTTACGGATCAAGGTGCTGGTACAGAGAACTCAGTAGTTACGGATGTGCAGACTATTAGTGGTAACACTACATTTCTCAAGTTTGTTGCTATTGTGCCTAATAGTGGAGCCGCTACTAATACATGGGTCTTCTGTGAGTTCAATAATGGTGACTTCCTAGACTGGGAAACCAACGATAGTACAGGGATTACTTATGATAGCTACTGGGAGATGGGTTACGAACTTTTTGGTTCTCTGACTAAGAAGCAAGTACCCTATGTACAGCTGTTCTTTAACAAGACAGAGACGGGAGCGGCTGGTGGTGCGTTGACTGCTCCATCTAGTCTCTTTATGCAGAGTAAATGGGACTGGACTAGTTCGGGTAATACAGGTCGGTGGTCTGAGTTGAAACAGGTATACCGTTTGAAGCGTGAATTTGATACAGGATTGATAACAGATGAACGTCCAGGGGAAGATGTCATTGTCTCGGAAGAGAAAATAAGAGGACACGGTAAAGCGTTCCAATTGCGTTTCGAAAGCGAAGACGGCAAGGATTTCGATGTTGCTGGCTGGCAGACCTTTGTGGATCAAACGAGTAATGTCTAATCTAGAAATGACAAAAACAGGAAAGTCATATATAGAGGAAAATAAAGAGCATATTCTTGCAATGATGTTCAATACAGTAAAGGATAGAATTTTACTAGCTGAAAACGATGCCATCAAATTTGAATGTGAAACAGATATGCCAGGACAACTTTGTTTTCACTATTCAATTAAACGCTGGGCACCGTCTGCATTTAAGATTATTCTACACGATTGGGAAATTGTAAAGAATGAATTAAAGAAGATTGGAGTTCCCTGCATTTCTGCTAGAGCGAAAATAGATGATACGAAGAATCTTAAGTTTTTTGAAATGATGAAGTTTATTCCATTTGGAACTTGGAGTGAGGACGGGGAAACCGTCAATTTAATAGAGTATAGGTTGGAGTTATAATATGTGTCCTCCAGTATTTGCAGCAGCAGGCGGGTTGACCCCTTTCGGATTTGGAATAAGCCTAGGTGTTAAGCTATTAGGTGCGGGAATATCGTTTCTAGGCCAACGGAAGGCAGCAAAAGCCGCTAAAAGACGAGCAGCAGAGACGACTGCAGCACGTAGACGTACTGAAGCTCTTCAGAAGCGTCGTGAAGATATTGTTGCTGCCCGACAGAGACGCCGCTCCTTTGCAGAAGCACGAAGGTTTAGAGGAGGAGCCGTTAACCTTGCTGCTGTTCGGGGAGTAGGTGGCGCTATCGGTGCACAAGGTTCTACTGTTCCGGGCGTAACAGCTAACATCGCTCAACAGCTAAATGCCAATAACGCCTTTATCAATCAGGTCACAACACTTAATGCTGGTATCAGATCAGCGCAAGGCGCTGTTGCCGATATTGCTGGAACACCGATTACTGCTGGCTCAGGATTAGTTGCCTTTGGAGGTTTGCTTGGTTCTGAAAGCGTTGGAGAAGCTTTCTCTTTCTTTGGTGGCAGTCCTGCTGGTATTCGTACTACAGCAGCCCAAGCAAACGCTCCGGGTGGTCGTGCTTCCAATTGGAATCCTACTGGGCCGTAAATAGGGTATCAATATGGCACAACAATTTGAACCTAGTTTAAATCCTGAAGAGCAAGATACTTCTTCCTTTGAAGAAGAAGACGAACTAGGTCTGCCTGAATCTGAGGAGTTAGACGTAGTTGCGCCTAATTCTGTATCTCCATATAATCCACCTATGTTAGATGTAATTTCTACTCTCGCTGGTGTAGCACAGATTGATACAACTATAGCTATTGACGACTTAAGTGAGTTTCAGAGTCAAGTAGAGGCTAATGCTGCTGCTATCGAAGCAGGAGGTGAAGCTGCTATACGTCAACAGATTCTTAACCAAGAAGCAGCAGCAGAATTTCAACGATTACGCGCCTTCCTTATTGAAGGTGCTGTAGAACGAGATGCCAACATACAAGAGTTGCAAGATATTATAGATGTTTTTCCTGCTATTGATGCAGCAGCAAATAAGGATAAGCTTGAAGAAACGGCTCTTGATAGAATCGAAGAATTTGCTACTAATCATCCTGAGCAAGGAGATATGTTAGAACTTCTTGCTGTTGATGAAACACAGGATAGGACGGTACTCGGTAGTCTCCGTGATCAGTTGGAGCGAGCAATTATTCTACGTCGTGAAGCAGATAAAGCAAGCAAGGCCGTTAAAAACCAGTCTCTAGGAGCAGATATCTTAGATATTCTTGCTCGTATGATTCCTTTTAATAAACTTACTTCTGTGGATAACACTGTTGAATCGTCGATGCTAGATCTTAGTGGTACAAAAATTATGCTAGCACGGCAGAATCTATTTACTGTACCTCGTGAAGAGTTTGACGAGATACTACCAAAAATTATTGATGCTATTAAGAATGAATCAGGATTTATCGGTGATAATCTTCAGCTTATCAAAGAGAACATTCACGAGCTTGGCACAGCAAATAGTCAAACAGAGAATCTTCATAACTTCTTCGATTTTATAGATTTCACGGTTGTTGCACCCACTATTCTCAAGACAGTCCCCGCTCTTGGGAAGGCAGCTATTGCTAGGGTTGGTCGTAATCGTGAGCTATCTCGTATTATAACAGAGAATACGCTACAAGCAGAACAGGATGCTGTAGTCTTTGTTAACTCAGAAGGCACAGCAGTAGTAAGTAGGACAGGTTCAGTAGAAGAAGCGGTAGTTGCTATCTCTATTGACGAGTCTATGCCGACTGCATTGAAAACTACAGAGCAACTGATAGACGGTTCAGTAGGTCTATCCGATTCAGTAGGTCGTGGTCTAGCTGCCAATAAACAAGCAGCTGACGATGTTGCTCGTGCGTTAGAGCAGACACCTAGACTTACTGAAGAGGAACTAGCTAATGCTTTTGATGCAGCGAAAGCTAAAGCTATTGAGTCACACGGCGAAGGTGCACTGATTGATTTCCAAGTTGCTCCTATTGAAGTTAGAAAAGGTACCTTTGTTGACAAGTTTACAATGGTCCTAGGACGTAAAGACGGTATCGGTTATGCTTCTAAACATAGTGCTGAACGAGCAGCAAAACGTAAAGGGCTCCTTGAGTTCGATATTATCAAAGATGCAGATGGATTGCATTATATCAATATTCAATCCAATATAGACGAGGCAGGCTATGTCCTCGTCTTAAACGAAGCAGGGTTAACCCCTAGTCTCTTTATTAATACGTTCTTTCGTTCTCCTTCGTCATTCTTACAGGACGTATTACAACAGAGAGCTACTTCTTCTGTCTTCTCAAAGGGACGTATTCAGCGGCTATTGAAGCCCATGATGGATAATCTTAAGGGATTGGGCCGTAAGAGTCGTGGTCGTGTCTCCGCTGTACTCAAGAGAGGCAA